CTATCACGGCCCAGGGTACAGCACAGCTATATCACCTAGTCATATAGTTGGCTCTACAGGTAATCTCTGCCTATCCAATCCTCTGTCAGACCCATCATGCCCAGGCTATGCAGATGCCTACCTAGCGCAGCAATGCTCTGCCAATCCTTTGTACAGCCCTAGTTGCCCTGGCTATCAACAAGCATACTTTGCCCAGCAATGTACTTCAAACGCTCTATATGACCGTGATTGCCCAGGATACAGCGAAGCCTATGCCTTAGCTAATATCGTGGCTCCTACGCCTATTGCTATCTCTGCTCCTGTATTACAAATCAGTACGACTGGTACGATATCTGTAACTACTCCTGTCATTGCAGACCCTGTGGTGAACGAAGTGGTAACTCGGCCAGCTCCAGCTGCGAGCAACCCTGTATCCAATGCTAGGAATCCTGAGCCATCTAGTCAGCCATCTAGTCAGCCAGAGAAAAAGGACAGCAAGTCTGAGCCTAAACCTACTAGCAAACCCCAAACAAAAACTGCTGATGCAAAGTCAGTTGAGATGCCCAATTTAACACCAACCCCTGTTAAGATTGAGCAAGTGCAACTCATTGATTTACTTAGCAGAAAGATGATTAGTAAACCCTTGAGTACCAATGCGAGAGCCTATTACTTGATGACCATTGGTGGACAACGTAGCCATGAGGATATGATAGATGAGCAATACAGAGAAAGAAATTAGTGTAGCTGGGTTTAGCTTTGGTGGTGCTTTCTGGGGAGCCTTTGAGGTTTACAACGATTACATGAGTATGCGTTCTGCCATCAAGAACTATGTCAGCCCAGACTTTACTGAGTACGATAAGAAGTTGGCCCTGATGGAGGAGTCCACATCTAAGGTCAATGACTATACAAGAGACATCAAGAACGACATCAAGAATGATGTACGCAGATTAGAGAAGGTTGTTGAACAGGTTGAGCGAGACGGCAAAGTGTTAGCTCGTGAAGTAGATAAAGACTTGCGTGAGATGCGTAAGGAAACTGACAACAAGATTCGCAGAGCTTTAGACAACCCACTTGTAAATAAGGAGCAGTAATGTTATCTCTCATATCAACCCTTGGCGGCCTATTGGTCTCTGGCCTACCTAATCTGTTAGGATTTTTTCAAGATAAATCTGACAAAGCGCATGAGCTAGAACTAGCTAAGATGCAGACTGAGCGTGAGCTACAGATGATGGAGCGTGGCTTTATTGCTCAAGCCAAGGTAGAGGAAATCCGCACAGACCAAGTGATGATGGAGACTGATGCTGAGATGACCAAGGCTGCCTATGCTCACGATGCTAAGGTCCTTGAGAAAGCTGCTCCGTGGGCATCCACATTCGTTGCTACAGTCAGACCAGTAGTAACCTATTTGTTTGTTGCTGAGTTGTTCATTATCAACATTGGTATTGGTACTTACTTGTTTACCCACGGCACATTGATTACCAACGTGGATGACTTTCTCAAAGCAACTGACATGATATTCAGCGAAGATGAGATGGCTATGCTTGGCGCAATCATCGGTTACTGGTTCGGCTCAAGAGGCTGGAGCAAGAAGTGAGAGTAAGCCCAAAGTGTATTCAACAAATAAAGCAAGATGAGGGTGTTAGGAGCAAGCCGTACCAATGCCCAGCCTTGCTTTGGACTGTAGGAGTAGGCCATGTTATTGACCCTAACCATGCTAGAGTACCGATGGCTGATAGAAAGGCATTACCTATACCTCCAGGTTGGGATAGGGTTCTAAGTGCTGACGAGATTGATGACATTCTGCGTAAGGATTTAGCAAGGTTTGAGGCTGGTGTTTTAAGGCTAATTAAAATCCCATTGACACAGGGACAATTTGATGCTTTAGTATCATTTTCATTCAACGTTGGACTAGGTAACTTGCAGAACTCTACCCTCAGAATGAAGGTAAACAGAGGTGATTACAAGGGTGCAGCAGAACAATTTTTAGTGTGGACTAAAGCTGGTGGCAAAGTGTTACCTGGCTTAGTTAAAAGAAGAACCCACGAAAAAGAAATGTTTGAATCTTAAAACTGTAACAAATATTTAGGATACTAAGCAGATGAAATTAGTAACTCCACAAACCGTGCAAGCGATATACGAGATGCTAATACAGATACCACCATTTAATCGGTGGAATTTGCCGCCATCATCTAAAGTTAATTTTGAGGTAAGAAATGACCCTACTTGCTATGGTGAGTACGAGCCTGACCCTCATACCATCAGAATATCATCCGCTAAATTGTCGTTTGTTGACCACGTAATTCGCACAACTGCCCACGAGTTGATTCACATGAGGCTATATATAAAAGGCAGTAAGTCTTGGGATAAACATGACCAAGCATTTACAAAACTCTCACACCAAGTAGCTACGCAATTGGGTTACGACCCCAAGGAGTTGTAATGGTTCAAGCATCATGTAATGAAGTAGAGTTTATAAGATTATTTAAAGAGTTGGGTTCTCCCCAAGCAGTTGCAGATTACTTAGGCGTTAGTGTTCGTAACGTTTACCGTAGGCGAGGTGACTTGGCTAACAAAGGTATTGTCCTAGAGACTACCAATCATAGTGGCAACACGGTCAAGTATGACAAAGAAGGTTTAAAGAAAAGAGTAGAAAAGCGTATTGCTCAAGCAGAGCATAACGTCAGGCGTGGCATTGCAATGGAGAAGGGCAGAGTAATTGTATTCTCTGATGCCCACATCATCCCTGGTTACGATACGACTGCATCCAGAGCTTTGATTGAGATGATTAAAGAGTTCAAGCCTGAGGTGATTGTTTGTAACGGTGATGCCTTTGATGGCCAGAGACTTAGCAGATTCCCACGTTTCGGATGGGACCAGACCTTTACAGTTAAGCAAGAGCTAGATGCTTGCGTTGAGTATCTGACTGAGGTTGAGAACGCATCACGACATAAGTCTAATCTTATCTGGACTCTTGGTAATCACGATGCTCGCTTTGAGTCCATGCTTGCTAACAGTTCTGCCCATAACTATGAAGGCATCAAAGGGTTTACCCTTAAAGACCACTTTCCATTATGGCAATCTTGCTGGAGCTTTTGGGTCAATGATGATACGCAGATTAAGCATCGTCACAAAGGTGGTTACAACGCTGGCCGTGCCAACGTACAGGCAAGCTCAGTACATACGGTGACTGGTCATACCCACGTATTGACTGTGCATCCATTCACGACATTGAACCCAGCTTTCAGAATGGGAACCATCTATGGCGTACAGACTGGATGCCTAGCCAATCCTTATGGACAGCAGTTCAGTTACATGGAGGACTCAGCTCGTGACCACAGGAGTGGCTTTGCTATGTTGACCTATGAAAGAGGGCAGCTGCTACCCCCAGAGCTAGTGCAAGTTTGGGATGAGGAGAAGGGTGAGGTTACTTTCCGTGGAAAGATTTGGGGAGTCTAAAGGATAGCTATTAAACCAGCTATGTATATGATGACTGCTACAAGCTCCACCAAGAGCAAAGCATTGTCTCGGTATAGGTAGCCTTGGACTGTCCAAAGAAAGCTACCTATAAGCCCAAATACGAGGTTTAAAGGGAATATATTTAGACTGGTCAAGGCTATACCTATCAAACACAGTACAGTCCCTGACCATCTAATCATTTATTGACATCCCCAGAAAAGTCCTCTGGATAGTTTAAGGTTGGCTTACCCATTGCAGAGCAGAACATATCTAGTTGCAATGCAATATCCTCCATGCTATCAGCAACAATGGTGGCCACGCCATAAGCGTAAGGTGTGCCATTCGTATCGTAGAAAACCTCAGCCAACTCCAGCTGCTCAGAGCCAAAGTCATCAACTAAATTAATGATTCTATGATTCCACATGGCTCCTCCTAGCTTGCATCAATCATTGTTCTGCGTTTAGCAGTAAAGGCGTTCATGCCAGAGATTTGTACAGGGTTCATCTTGTCAATGATGTGCTTGTTAGCTCCGTGCAACTCCTCTAACTTCATTCGCTTGGTATCCTTGGTCAATGATTTAGATGTGGCCACCTTATCTGCCATTGCATTGTAAGCCTCAACCCACTCAGTCATGCTTTCAAACAAGGTATCATCCTTGCCTGGGATGCGCAGAGCTAGTCTCAAGACTGGTTCTATATTCTCAGGTAGTGTTGTATTTGTACCACTCTCTATAATATTTTTTGCCTTATTTTCCAAAACACTTGCATCAGTCTTGGCAAAGTTGAGAGGATTAGCTACTGGAGCTGGTCTGCCTTTGCTTGCTGCGTTTCCATCGTCATCCTCTGGAGCGATGCCACAGGCTGCCATGAGTGAGTAACGTCTAGCGTAGGTAAGTGCAGAGCCGTAACCTTGAGGGTCATTCTTAGCAGCTGGTACATGGAGTACGCCACAGTCAAGCAACTCTCCAGACTCGTGGATAAAGATGGTCTCTACTGATACCCCATCATCACATGGGTGGCATTTCTGGACCAATGCAATACCGTTGTTATTCAGCGCATCAATGACGGCCTTAACGCAAGCTGATAAATCTGCGTACTTAGTTTTAAAGAAAGGATTGTTAGAGTCCTTGAGTGCTGGTGCAAAGTCTTTCTGAGCTTTGACCAATGCAGTTGCTATGTTTTTCATTTCAATTCCTTGATTGTTAGTGTTTATTGTCTTACTGTGTACGCCTCTTTTGCTGGGACAATGCGAGCTACAGTTGCTTTGTAGCTACGTGTTGGCCATGAGACCTGATACTTGCCAGCGATGCCGTACTTATGGTTCTTGAGTATCTCCATGAGTTGAGTCTGAGCTTGCTCATTCTCTGCCTCTAGCTTTGCAGCCTTGGCTTTGTTCTCTTGGATTAGCTTTGCCAACTCCTCTGCGTATTCATCCAGTTTCATTGGCTCCTCATCCGTGGCATCTGAGTAGGTGCGAGCTGCATCCTTAGGGTTCTGTACTGGGTAATAATCAATCTCCCCAGTATTCTTGTACCTATCAAGACGGTCTTGAAAGTCTTTGGACACTTTCTCAATCGTCTCTAAAGTCTGCTGATGCAAAGCAAAGACAAAGATACGCAACTCTGTACCCTTGTATAGCGTTGCAATCGCTCCCCACCCAGCTTTGTAGATAGCCATCTGAGCTTGTAGCTGTAGTGGACCACGCCACAATGGTGGCATATCTTCAGCATCCATCGCTGTGAGCTTTGCCTCTAACACTCCTGTGCCATCAAGTCTGATAGAGTCCTGGCCAACTACAAAGATGCCACGCTCAGGGTCAGAGAACAGCTCCTCTCCATTGCCAGTAGCCGTACCATCTAAGCTACAGCTGATAGGCCAGTCATCGTGAAAGTAAGCCTCCTCGTGGTTGTAATCTAGCTGACTACATCCCAGACGGTTGGCTGCCTCCATGAGAATAGTTGGCTCTAGCTTGTTACCCCATTCCATTGATTCATTGCTGATGTCTGGTGGTTGATTGCCTTTGATAGCCTCAATGGACATAAGCAACTCATCATTGGCAGAGCGATACTTGCTCATCCCCATAATTGCTGGGAGCCGTGATGCTGATAGCATCGTGTTTGGTGTGAGTTTACCGACCATTATTCTCTTTCTTCTGCATTGATGAGTGTGAGTGTGTGTTGTAAAGAGTTGGCCACTCTGACAAAGCTCTCTGAGTATTGCTCTGCAATCTCAAAATTTCTGACTGTGGTGGCCTTATGAATCTCTCTTATCAAGCGGTTTGATTCCAAAATTAATTCTGAATAGTCCATTATTTTTCTCCTAGGTAAGTGTACTTAGCCCATCGGTGGCCATCAGCTTTCTCAATGATGGTGTTAATCCTGTAATGCTCTTTGAGAACATAGATGTAATGAGCTAGGCGTGTAA